GATAACCTTTACTTTATGGTAGATGGAGCGATACTTGACTTTAAGGGTAAAGGTAGAGTAAAATATGGAGACACTGCGAATGAGGCTTGGTTAATGGAGATCGAGCGTAATAAGAAGTGTTTTAAAATGGTTGAGTTGAATGGAGGATCATGGACAATTCAAGTACCTCAGAGAATCAAGGGATAAAGACATATCACATCTATCTTAAGGAAGAGTGCCTGTTTAAGGATCTGAATCAAGACGAGTTTGATGTGATATGGGGTAGAATTTATAGATCTTATTTTACAGAGGATTTGACTTACAGTGTATGTGAAGGAGATACTCGGCATGAGGAGAATAGTTATTAATGCAAAAAAATTCTTTTTGAGATGGAATGTAAGCACCTACCGAATCATGGATACGTTGAGGGCGTTCTAAAAAAATCCGAACGTGACTACCTCTGGAGTTTGATTGGAGAGCTCGATGGTTTAACAGAGAAAAACTTTGGAATGAATGTATCTGTTCAAAAGCAATTAGAAGATAAGGATAACTACTTTACTAATACTGTATTGATGCCATATGTTCAAACGTATGTGAATACCTATGGGGTGCCGTTTCTAACGAATACTACTCATAGTCACGACTTATGTTTGAATCGCTTCTGGGCTAGAATATCTTCTGAAGGAGACTATCAAAGCATACACGATCATCAAAGTGTGTTTACGTTTGTAGTTTGGTTGAAGATACCTTTTGATGGAAACAAAGAAAGAAGCATACAACCAAACTTCCGACCAGAGGCAGGAGACTTCTGTTTAGTGTATACAGATACCACTGGTCAAATACTTAAGAAGAATTGGATACTCACTCCAGAACTAGAGGGAACAATCATACTATTCCCAAGCCGTATCAATCATATTGTATATCCCCATTTTTCAACAAAAGAATATCGGGTTGCTGTGGCAGGAGATGTGTCGTTATCAAGTTACAATCCGCTTAATGAAATATAGAGTAAAAACACTTTTTTATAGATAGAAACAATGATACAAAACACAATGCAGCTCGACCTCGACGCAGGGACGATTGAATTACTATACGAATCGATTCAGTTTCGTCTCGAAAACGACAACCATTTAATGTATCATCCTAACATTCGCAAAGACTTAGAAGATTTACTTGCTGAATGGGAAGATGAGTACGTTTAACGTTTATATTGGCGATAGTCTCGTAATGGAGAAAGTGCCAGACTATGATGTAAAACATAAACTTGAGTATCTAAGAGAATACTTTAAACATTATCCTGACGATGAACTCCGTAAAGAGGAGATAAAAGTTGTTAAGAATTGACGACTATATAATATGACACTGGACAAAGTGATTGATCGGTGTTATACTTACTATGTACTGATTACATGTTATGGCAAAAGGATTTACAGTAAAAGCAAACGCTCCAAAGACTAAAAAAGTCGAAGATGATTTTAATCTAGAGGAAGCGAAAGCATTAGCAAAAGGTAAAGCAATAGTTTTCTGTCTGCCAGGTAGAGGAGTCTCTTATATTTTCCTAAAGAACTTCGTTCAACTATGCTTTGACCTTGTACAGAATGGATCGAGTATCCAGATCTCACAAGATTACTCATCAATGGTTAACTTTGCAAGATGCAAGTGCCTTGGTGCAAACGTATTAAGAGGACCAGATCAAATTCCTTGGGATGGTAAACTAAAATATGACTACCAACTATGGATAGACTCAGATATCGTATTTGATACAGAGAAGTTCTATCGTTTAGTATGGATGCAAAAGGATATTGCAGCTGGTTGGTACTGTACAGAAGACGGAAAGACAACATCTGTTGCACATTGGTTAGAAGAAGAGGACTTTGCAAAGAATGGTGGAGTGATGAATCACGAAACTATCGAATCAATCTCTCGTAGACGCAAGCCTTTCACTGTTGACTACACTGGATTTGGTTGGTTACTCGTTAAAAACGGTGTATTTGAACATAAAGAGATGAAGTATCCTTGGTTTGCTCCTAAAATGCAAGTTTTTGAGTCAGGTGATGTACAAGATATGTGTGGAGAAGACGTATCTTTCTGTTTAGATGCTAAAGAAGCTGGTTTTGAAATATGGATTGATCCAAAAATTCGTGTTGGTCACGAAAAAACAAGGATTATATAATATGGCAGACGGAGAAGTGAGATATAGGGTCGTAGAATTAGGCACATCAGGCTGGTGTGTCAACGATCCTGTTCAAGATGTAGGTCTTGATAAGGAAGCTGCAAGAGCTAGATTGAACTTTTACATGTCAGAGGGTATTTCACCAGACAGATTAAGAGCTCAGATCGATAAATAAAAAGAAAAAGGTTAAAGATGGCAGATTCAGATCCGAAATTAGCTCCCCATAACGTAGAAAGTGCTGGTTTTAAGGGTGGTAGTGTAAAAGGACAGTATGATGTGAGCGCTCAAGCAAGAAAAAAAGCTGCCGCTAACAGTAATTCTAGTCAATCTCCACTTGCTGCTGGATAAAAAACCACGATAAAACATTCCAAGACCCTTCAAAGGGTCTTTTTTTGTGTCTAAATAGAATTTGAATAGTATATTTGTCTATAATGAAGCTAAAAAATACGCCATTTGGTGGTTTTAAAGATGGTTTTATAGAAAAACCAGAAGAAGATGAGACAATTCTGCGTGAAGTTGTTGGTGATGACGCCAATGATAAGAAAAGAAAACAGAATTTAAGTGAATAATGGCAAAAGTTGACGAACGCAACCTCCAAAGTACGCCTTTCAAGGATATAAGTCTTACATTTACCCGCCATCCTGTGACGGATGACATCGGTGTGTTTGAAAATGAGGATGCGATCAAACGAGCTGTGACAAATTTAGTAAGAACAAGAATCGGTGAACGTTTTTATAACAACTTATTAGGTAGTGCTGTCGAAGAATCTCTCTTTGAACAGGCAGATCCTGATAATGCTCAAGTTTTAGAAGATGATATTAGACTTTTACTTGAAAACTTTGAACCTAGAGTCAAACGTGTTGATGTTAGAGTGGTGTATCCGCTCGATACTAATGAATTAACGGTAACTATTAACTATGATATCGTGGGATTAGCTATTCCCAGACAAAATATAGAATTTATTCTTCAATCAACTAGGATATAATGTCGTTTAACCAGTTTACAAACCTAGATTTCGCATCTCTTAGGACACAAATTAAAGATTACCTTCGTGTAAACAGTGATTTCGCTGATTTTGACTTTGAAGGATCTAACTTTTCGACCCTAATTGACCTTTTAGCGTACAACTCATACATTACTGCTTACAATACTAACATGGCAGTCAATGAATGTTTCCTTGACAGTGCTACATTGCGTGAAAACGTGGTATCACTAGCAAGAAATATTGGTTATGTACCTAGATCATCACGATCTTCACAAGCTGTGGTGAATTTTAGCATAGATTTGGGAACAAATGACACAAAAATCGTAACTTTGAAAGCTGGACAAGTTGCATTGGGTGTTCAACAAGGAAGTTCTTACATTTTTTCAATTCCAGACGACTTTGTAGCGACAAGTGGTACAAATAATATCGCTACTTTTGACAATTTGAAGATTTACGAAGGAATATACCTTGAAAAATCATTTCAGATCGATTATTCGCAACCAAATCAACGATTTATTCTTCCAAATGCGAATATTGACACAACTTCTATCCGTGTTACAGTCTCATCTACGACAAATGAGATATATTCGCTCTATAATAACATTTTACAAGTTGATTCGACCTCTAAATTGTTCCTAATTCAAGAAATTGAAGATGAGCAGTATGAAATTCTGTTTGGAGACGGAATTATTGGTAAAAAACCGCCAGCTGGAGCAATTGTTACTGTTACTTACATTGTAACTAACGGAAGATTAGGAAATGGAGCTAGAAATTTCTCATTTGTTGGTATTTTAAGAGATGATACCGATACAACCATAACTGATGGAATTTCAGTTTTAACAACTCAACAAAAATCAGAAAATGGCGACGGAATTGAAGATGTATCGAGTATAAAATATCTAGCACCTCGTATCTACAGTTCCCAGTATCGTGCCGTGACTGCGAATGACTACACAGGTATAATTCCCTTCGTTTACCCTAACGTTGAATCTGTGACCGCCTATGGAGGAGAGGAATTAGACCCGCCTGAGTATGGTAAGGTGTTCATTTCTATAAAACCAAAGAACGGTTCTTTCTTATCACAAATTACAAAAGATGATATCTCTAGGCAACTCAAACAATACTCGATTGCTGGTATCAAACCAGAAATTATCGATCTTAAGTATCTCTATGTTGAAGTTGATACTTCTGTTTACTATAATACCAACGCTACGAGTGATGCAGCCGAACTTATCACTGCTGTCACCAAGACACTATCAACTTATTCTAATTCATCAGACATTAATGCTTTTGGCGGTAGATTTAAGTATAGTAAAGTCGTTGGATTGATTGATGATGCTGCAAGAGGTGTAACATCCAACATTACACGAGTTAAGATGAGAAGAGATATCGTCCCTGAGATCAATACTTTCGCAACTTATGAACTTTGCTACGGAAACGCTTTTTATGATCAACCAAATGGATATGGCGTACGATCCACAGGATTTTCAGTCAGTGGTATTGACGGTACTCTGTATTTGGGTGACATTCCTATTGCTGGGACGACTGTTGGAAAATTAGTATTCTTTAAACTTGTAAACAATCTCCCATTAGTTGTTAAGAATGATGCTGGTACAGTGGATTACGTTCACGGAGAGATTAATTTGGATGTGGTAAATATAACAGGTACTTCTTTAACAACTGGAGTTATTGAAGTGGAAGCAATACCTGATTCCAATGATGTTATCGCCCTAAAAGATTTGTACCTACAATTGAGTGTTCCAGACAGTACCGTAAAGGCATTACCAGACGTTGTATCTTCTGGTGAGAACACATCTGCTACAGCATACGTCACAACTTCTAGTTACGCTAGCGAATCAATCTATACCAGATAAATGACGGATATTAAAAGAGTAAAGATATCTCATTTAATAGAGTCGCAGATTCCTGAGTTCTTATCTCAAGAATCACCTCTATTCAAAGATTTCTTAATACAATATTACGAATCACAAGAACACCAATCTGGTATGTCTGACTTGGCTAATAATTTGGCTGAGTACAGAAAGATTGGTGCGTTCAATAACGAAACTCTTACTGTTTCAACTGAACTTACCAACGCCTGTTATGCTGGTGATAGGATACTAACGGTCACATCTACTACTGGTTGGCCTGATACCTATGGTTTGTTGAAGATTGATAATGAAGTTATAACATATACATCTAAAACTGATACTGAGTTCCTTGGCTGCGCTAGAGGATTTAGTGGTATTGATCAAATATCAAAAGAAGACGCTGCTGAGTTTGCAAACTTTGCCGAAACCAATGCTGCGGTTCATATAGCTGGTTCAACTGTAATAAACCTAAGTAATCTCTTCTTACAGTCGTTTTTTACAAAGTTCAAGACTGAGTTTTTGCCTGGCTTTGAAAATAGAACTTTTCAGCCTGGCACATCAGTAACTAATATCCTTACAAGGGCAAAAGACTTCTATATGTCGAAAGGAACTGATGCTTCGTATCAGATTCTTTTCAAATTACTATATGGTGAGGAAATTGAGTTAATCAAACCAATTGAGAAAACTCTAGTTCCTTCAGCAAACGTATATTTCAAAACTAAACATGTTCTTGTAGAAAATCTGTTTGGTGGACAACCATTACAGACAATCGGTAACTTCTTGTATCAAGATGTAGCTGGTATTGGAACTGTAAGTGCTTCAATCTACAATGTAGAGTATAGACCAATCAATCAAACTGATTTCTATGAGATCTCTCTTGACTCTACATCATTTGATGGTAGTTTCACCGTGCCTGGTAAAACAAAGGCGTTAGAGATCACTCCAGAGGACTCTGAGACACTTGTAGTTGATTCTACAGTGGGATTTGGACAAAGTGGTACTCTATTAGTCAAACCAAGAGAAGGCGCTAACTTCTTGAACCTAAGATACACTGATAAAACTGTAAACCAGTTTTTAGGTGTTACTGGTATTTCAACATCGCTAGTTTTCGGTGCAGATATTCTCGAAAACAAGCTTGCATATGCTTATGCTGGATTTGGACAAACATCTTTACTGCAATTTAGACTTGTAAACGTTATTGATGAAGTAGATACCTCTACATCAACAAATATGCAAATTGGCGATAGTCTAAAGTTGCTTTCTTTCGGTAGAGACTTATCTGACAATCCTCAATTCAATAATTGGATTTACAATGTACCGTCTAGTCATACAATCTCAGATATTAACCAAGTAAACGTTAATACTTTTAGAATTTCAATATTTGACTCTTGTGTTTTTTATGTTGATGAAGTATTAAAGATCAAGAATGACTTTGGCGAAGAAACAGATATTACAATCAAATTAATTGAATATGATTCTACAAACGTAGCACAAGTTTATTCAAATACGATTGTTGTACAAATTAGTGGTACTATTCCATCTAATCCAACAGTAATTACTAAGACAGTTACAAAAGCGTCACATAACAATAATTATTTTGCTGGTGTTGACAACTTCCCTGTTGGTATTCAAAATAGTTACCTTGATAAAGAGGAAAAATTCTATTATGTTGCTTCTTCTGGTCTACCAAACTATCCAATCTTTGCAACTGATAATAAGGTCTGGGTAAAGACCAGTGGAATAGAGGTTGTAGATGGATTTGGCACGCCTTTACTTGGTGGTGGGTTTACTTATACCATTCAGTCATATGACCCCGCCTTCGACCCTGCAGCAGGGTCTAGTTTACTGCCACATAATTATGTAACTGGTGATAGAATTTATTGGGACAATACAACCAACAGTGGAATCAATACTGGTATCTACTTTGTAACTGCGATCAACCAAACTGACTTCTATCTGTCATTTAGTGGTTCTGACGTATTTGCTAAAAAATATATCGCTGTTAGAACATCAACTCCTGGCCAGTATATCTACAAATCTGGATGGGAAAACAAAACACTTAAAAACCAGAAGATACTCAGAAAATATCCTTTCTACAAAGAAAGAGAATTATTTGACGATCCTAATAAGAGAGATGTTAACAACAGACCTGTAGGATTGATGGCGAATGGTGTTGAACTATTCCCTCCTACTGTTTTCGATGAACAGATCTTTCATGGTGATATTACTAGCATTACTGTTACAAATCCAGGCTCAGGTTATGATGTAATCACAGGCCCTCCACTCATCATTAAAGATCAACAAGGATTTGATGCCTTAGGTCATGCTAACGTTGTCGGATCTTTCAAAGAGGTAAAACTTGTATCACCTGGCATTGGATATCAAGAAAAACCAAAAATTACTGTAGAAGGTGGTAATGGAACTGGTGCTGTTCTTGAATCTAATCTTGTTAGAGGTAGAATCGTTGCTAACTTTAAGGCAGATGGTTCATCTGTAAATACGACTGACGAGAGTATTACATTTGAAGAGAGACATAATTTTGAAACTGGTGAAGGCATCATCTATGATGCAAGGGGTAACACACCGATTGTAAACGTTGTTAGTGGATCTACTTACTACGTTGGCCCTGTAAACGAGAAACAGATAAAGTTATACAACACTCCAGAAGACGCTAAAGTTGGTATTAACACAGTTAATATTGGAAACATTAGTTTTGGTTTCCATAGATTTACCACAGTCAAATCGAAAAACACAATAACCAAGATTTATGTAAAAGAAAGTGGATCTGGATATTCAAATAGAAAGGTAATTGTTCCAGCAAGACCTGTTAATGGTGATGTACAATCTGGTATCAGCACATCTGACGATTATATACTAGCATACGATCATCACTTCAACAACGGAGAGATTGTTGAATACTCTACTGACGGAACTGTTGCTAATGGTCTTTCTACTTCAACACAGTACGCTGTCCGAGTCATAGACCCTAATAAATTCAAGCTTTGTGATGTTGGTGTTTCCTCACAAAGAAACTTTACGAATTATGACAAAAATAAAACCGTTGTAATTCGTGGATTGGGTAGTGGTAAACATACTATAAAGTATCCACCCATATCAGTAAAGATTGAGTCATTATCAGGTCTTGCTGCTACCACTGTGATAAAACCAGAGATAGATCCGATTGTTCTTGGTTCAATAGACAATGTTTATCTGGAACAAGGTGGTATTGGTTACGGTTGTACTAATATTATGGATTTCCATAGAAGACCTGATGTTGGTATTGCTACAGTTACATCTTTTGCTCTTCTAAAACCAATTATTATTGGCGGATCTATTATTGGTGTTCAGATACTTGCAAATGGTGATGGATACCGTGAAGACTCTGATATTGTCATCTCTTCTCCTACAGGAAGCTTTGGAGATGTTCGCCCTGTAATAACAGATAGTAAAATTACTGGTGTACAGATACTAGATGGTGGTATTGGTTATGGTGTTAGTGACACTACCATGATATTGCAGAATAGAGGTAGAAGCGCTAAGTTTATTGGTAACGTTCGTGAATGGAAGATTAACCAAGTTCAGAAAAATGATAACATCATCAACGTTGAAGATTCTATACTAACAAAACCAAGCACAAACCCAGAATTTCAACTCCAGACCATTGGAATGTATCCTCCACAAAAATTGAGATATCAATTAGGAGATAACATTGACTCTGGTAATCTAGAAACACCTAATGCTTTCCACTCACCTATTTTGGGTTATGCATATGACGGTAATCCAATTTATGGCCCATATGGATATCAGAACGCTGTTGGTGGTGCTATCAGAAGATTGAGTAGTGGTTATATTCTTGATACAAGTGTTAAAGCGGGTCTAAGACCTCCTGGCTTTGCCTTTGGATACTTTGTCAATGATTATCTCTTTGACAACTCTGGCGACCTAGACATACACGGTGGTAGGTATTGTGTAACTCCACAGTATCCAGATGGAACATATGCGTACTTCTATTCAGTAGAAGTTGATTCTAGTGGTGTTGCTAAACCCAAGTTCCCATACATGGTTGGTGGACAATTTAAAGATACTCCAATCGAAGAGAACTTTGTCACTTTCTTCAACCAAGATATTGATTTAGCAAGCAGAGATCTAACAAGAAATATATCTCCTTACTACCTATCATACGGTAACTCTGATTATGAACTAATTGATGATGTAAAAGATGTATTGAAACAAGAATTTGAAGTTATTAAAACAAAGAGTTCTGGAATATCATCTGTTACTATTTTTTCAAGAGGAGATGGTTACAAAATTGACGATCCACTTACATTAGACAACAGTGGAACTAATGGTTCTGGTGCTAACATAGTTGTAAGTGAAATTTTAGGTAAACAGGTAAGTTCTGTTGAAATAGGTGTCAGCACATTTACTGACACAGCACTTAGACTTGAAAAGAGAAATATTATTGGTGTTACCACAGTTCCACATGATATTGCTGATGGTGAAACAGTCATACTAAGTGGTATCGACACATCTCAGTTTACAGAGTTTAATGGCTCACAAAAAGTTCAAATTATTAATAGAAAAGTTGGTCTTTCTACATTTGTAGATACTGTGACCGTTACTGGAGTTAGCACACACATCTTTGTTACTGATACTAGAGGTTTTGAACCAAGTGATCACATTGGAATTGGAACAGAGGTTATGGTGGTCACTGGTATTGACACTAACTTCTCTAGATTGTTTGTAAACAGGGAAAATTATGTTGGTGCTGCAATGACTCATGCTGCAGGCACTAACAATGTTATATTGAAACCAAATAAGTTCTTATTCCCTGTAGGAACATCAACAATCACACAATTTACATTTGATAATTATCTAACATACTTTAATCCACAAGAATCAGTTGGTGTTGGATCAACAGGAACCCACTACACTATTACATCTACTGGTTTTGGAACGGCAGCAATTCAGACTGTAGAGAATCGTTTTGTAGCTCAACAAAGAATATATCTTAGAGATCATAAGTTCTTTACAGGTCAAAAACTTGTTTACAATGCAGGCATCGCTGGTACATCTCTTGTTTGGGCAAAAGTAGCTGCTGGTGCAACTTCTGGAGTTGGAACTGAGGTTCTTCTTGAAGGAGATGTCTATGCAGTCAACTTTGATAAAGATCATATTGGATTAACTACCGTAGCGTTCTCTACAGCTGCTGATGCGATATGGTTCTACAATGTTGCTTCTAATTCTGGGTTTGCACATTCTTTATCAACTGCATATCCAAAAGTAACAACTAAAGTTGAAAGATTCTTCGGTGAAGTTGGTTGTTCTTCTGCTCACCAACTATCTGCTGGTGATATAATCAAAATTGACGCTTTACCCAAATCTACCGAATCAACAATACTTAGATATGATCCAGTAATTGCTAAAACTACTACAAAACGAGTTGGATTCACATATACAAGTTTTTCTGATGATTTAACTCAAATAAACATTGGTGATCAAGATTTACAGAGCGGTGATAAGGTTGTTTACTACGATAATGGAAATACTATCAATGGATTGATCAATAATGAAACATATTTTGTTCTTAGGGAAGATCCAGACTTCATAAAACTCTGCAAATACAAATCAGATGTATTTGACTCTAATCCAGTTTCAATATCAACAGTTACAACTGCAAGTCCTAGCAATTTAAGCTTTATTGCTAAGATTAACCCACCTTTGAATTTTACTACAGGTAATACCATAACATTTGACGTTTCTGATCCAAGCTTGACTGATATGAGATTGGACTTCTTTGAAGACATCACTTTCAACAATAGACTTGATGTTCAAGGTACAAATACTGGTGGATTCAACATTGTTAGAGATGGCATCTCTGGTAATGCAAATGCAACTGTAACTCTTAATACTGAGCTTCCTTGGCCAAGTAAAACTTACTACGATTTGACTCCTGTTGTTCCATCAGATACAAGAAAGACATTTGGATCATCTGACGTTGAAGTTACTGGTAGAAATAACATAACATTTAGAGATATCATTCTTAGAAACGAACATAGCGTTCTAATCAAGGATGATAAGACATTTACGTTTAATTTAAAAGAAAAACCACTAGAATCACAAAAATTTGTTTCTAGAGTCGGTGTAAGCACCATTACCTACAGCACAACGTCAGTAAATGCTAGAGGCCCCATATTTAAGACGAAAATCAATTTCCCAGGCAAGGGATACACAGTTTTACCGAAAGTTATTGGTTTTGCAAGCACACAAGGTCAAGACGGTATTGTAAAAGTATCTTCTCCCGAAATCGGACAGATTGATATTATTGAAAGAATTAAAGATGGATTTGATTATCCAACTGACCCAACTTTACTACCATTCTTAGCAGTTCCCGCTATTGTTGATATTAGTGGTATTGCCAGAATAAATGAGATACAAGTTCTTGATGGAGGACGTAGATATAATCAACCACCTACTCTTGCAGTCAGGGGTAACAGTAATGTGTCAATTGTAGCACATGTATCTGGTGGATCTGTTGATAGAGTAGAAGTCATACAAAATGCGTTTGAATTTAAAGAACCTTTAAGCATCATTACAACTAATAACTCTAATGGTTATGACATAGACAATATTACTCATAGTGGTACTACAGTTACTGCCGAATTGTTATTAGATCAACAATTTAATGTCCCAGTCACAACTGGTTATGCATCTACAGAAACTGAGTTGCCATTTACTATTGGAGACAAGGTATTTGTTGAAGGTTGTAGAATTAAACCAGCCTCACTACAATCAGGTGAAGCTAACTTTAACTCTGCTGATTATGACTTCTCATTCTACACAGTCACAGGTGTAAACACTACAAATGCGACTGTACAATTTAGCATGGCGGATGCGCCTGGAATATCCACAGTTACACTTGGAACTTACGATGATGACTTTACATTAGGATCTATTGTAAACTTCAACGATATGGCAAAATTCAATATGACTATTATTGATGATGCTAAGTACCTATCTGGTGAGAAAGTCACATCCACTAAGTTTGAAGGATTTGTAGCAGAAAATGGTTGGAATGTAAATATCAGTCAACTTAGATTGAGAGATACTATTGGTACACTCTTACCTGGCGACGTATTAACTGGTCAAGTATCTGAACTGAAAGGAAACGTAAGAGATGTTAACAGATTCAGCGTACCAACTACTCTTGGAGTTACAAGAGACAAAGTTTCCAAGAATGACTTAAACGTTGGTATACTTAACGATTTCAGCCAGAGACTATCCGACAACTTCTATTTCCAGAAGTTCTCATATTCAATCAAGAGTAATTTACCATATAACACATGGAAAGAATCAGTTAAGTCAATTGTTCATCCATCTGGATTCTTAGAGTTCTCTGATCTTGTCATAGAGAGTGATCCTAAAGATAATATTGATGCATCAAACTTACCATCAAGCATACTTGGTTATGTGGACGGTAAGTTATACGATGGCCCATTCCACGTTCATACAAGACCTGATGGATCACAGGTAAGAATGGTTGGTGCTGCACACACATCCACTCGTCATAGTATCATATATCCTTATCCTCCTACTATGAAGGTTAAGGCAGTTGATACTACAGTTGATCTTATCTTGAATATTGATAATGAAATTTACATGGGTAAGAGAGATAATTTCGCTATGGTTACGGAAGATGACGCTTTAGATGATGGTTCTGTACAAAGAATATTCTTCCCAGAGGGTAGACCAATTAAGAGTTTCATTATGAACAAGACTAATAAAGTCTTGAACTTAGATGACATCTCAAGTGGATTTACAGGAGAACATGATAGAACTGGTACACTAGTTGGAAGTAGACAGTTCCAACTAACAACTGGTGGTAATACAGCGTTTAAAAAATCATACAATGCAGCGTCAAGCACTGATGTCAACCTCCCATTGAATATTATCAGTATTCAGAATCATGATTTCCAAACTGGCCAAGTGGTAAACCTTGACACTCAAGGTGGATCTAAGATCGGTATTGCGATTACATCATATACAACAGGAACTAAAGATATTGTAATGGCTGCGGTAACTTCTGGAGTGGGTGGTAGTTCTCTGTTTGAAAATGGATATAATGTTCAAATTCCAGGCCCTGTAACAGGAACTGCTGTCACAGAAAACCCACCTGGCCCTGTATTCCGAATCTATGGATTTGGTAGTGTTGACGGTGGTTTGCCTGGCTTCACTACAACTGGATCTGGTGCTAGATTCCAAGTTAAGTTTGACTTTGATCAAGGAACTGGTCAATGTATATCTACTGCTGTTGTTTTAATCAGTGGTGGTGAAGGTTACATTGTAGGTGACACTGTAGGAATTGCTGGTACATTCCTTGGCGGTGCATCACCAGCTAATGATTTGTTATTCCCTGTCACTAAGACAACAGGTTCCAGAGTTGGTATACAAACAACATACTCTAATGTGCCATCCACAAACAATGGATCTGGTTCTGGTGCGATCTTTAATATTACTAGAGATAGTAATTTAGACATCTCTGCTGTTGGTGTTGTTACTGGTGGAACTGGTTACGCCTCAACTAATGTCATAACAATTGCTGGAACATATATTGGCGGCACAACTCCTACTAACAATATAGAATTGACTCCTGTAGAGTGTGGAACAAATATCATGCCTAATGAATTATTTGTTCAAAAGGTTGATGATGTAAACTTTAGAGTTTCTGGTTTGTCAACATCATTACCATTTGAGTTTACTGGTCTAGGAACTGGTACACATCTCCTCAAAGTTCAAGATCCAAACAAACAAGCATTGATTCTAATTGATAATATCATACAGACACCTCTTACAAATAAACTACTAAGTGTGGAAGTTTCAAACGCTATTGGTGGTTCTGGTGAAAACATTACAGTTGGTACTGGTATCGGTTCACTATCGAAGGGTGATGTCCTTAAGATTGACGATGAATTCCTTAAGGTAAAACAGATAGGAGAATCAACGTTTGCACAAGCAAAACAAGCTATTGCAAACAAAGTTGTTGATGATAATTTCTACTACGATACAAAGAGAGTTAACTCAAATGTGTTGAATGTAGACACAACAACTGCTACTATGGATGATAACCCTCCATATTAACTATAAATAAAAAGAAAACGTTTTTTAAGTAATGTCTAAACAAGGGATTAGTACTGGTTCTGCTCCGAATGACGGCACAGGTGATACCCTGTTGGCAGGAACTATAAAGATTAATAATAATTTTAACGAGATATATGATACTTTTGGAGATGGTACTAATCTTGTAAGTTTTGTTTCCTTTGCCACTACAGCTGGTTATTCAACAAATGCTGGTATTGCATCAACTTCGATTGCTGCTGGTATTGCAAAGAGTGTTGCGGATGATATTAATATCAATACAAGTGGTGTTGTAACAACATCCTATGGTGATCTAGGTAAGGTTACAATACAACAGCCTGGTGCGATTGCAGAAGGCCCTATTGAGGTTGGAACTGCAACAACAATGTTCCGAATTAAGGCTGACGGTATGGTCGGTATTGGAACATCTTTACCTACATCTCAGCTAGAAGTTGCATCATTCTCAAACGAAAAACCAACTATTTGGGCAGTTGCAAAAGGGAATGGACATGGATTGCGAGTATCCGATCAAAATATATCAGATAATAAGTCATTCGTGGTCACTAATGAGGCATATACTGGTATAGGTTCTACCGCTCCTACATGTAGATTAGATGTAAAAGGTGATGTTCTGGTCAGTGGTGCAAGTACCTTGATGGATCAAGTAAACTTCAACTCTGATATTACAGAAAAAGTTGTAGGTAATTTTAGTGATGTGATGCAAGTCAGTGCAGGCGGTACGTTCACTATAGATGTTTCACAAGGATCTGTGGTGGTTGGCGTTGCAACAACAACAATTACCTCATGGGCATTTACAAATGTAAGTGGTCAAAATAGTAAAGCAACGACAGCGACACTTATTATCAATGCTGGAGTTGGATATACTTATGGTGATCCAGTTACAGTTAACGGTTCGACTATTGCGACAGGAGTAAAATGGGTTGGAGGAAATCCACCACCATCAACAGCAAATGACGATATCTTGACTTTTAGTATTATAAGAGATGCTACTGGTGTCACCAAAGTTTATTGTTCAAGTTCTATTAACATTAGTTGAGGAAACAGAGTAAATGCCAAGAACTACGCCTGGACAAGGAGTTCTACTAAGACCAACTTTTAACTCTGTTTATGGAGTAGTTAATATTGAGGTTTTAGATGGAGGAGCAGGCTACGCACAAACCGATCCACCTAAGATTACAATAGAGGGTACTGCAACCCCTAGTGTAGAAGGAGTTTTTTACCCTAAAATATCTGGTGTTGGAACAGTATCAGAAGTTGTTATATTTAAAACTGGTGTTGGATATTTTCCTATATTCAGTCAGACAGAACAGTCAGGTGTTGTTGTAGAAAGAGGTGCATTTGGGTCAATAGCCACAAGTCATGCTTCTGCTGGTATTGCATACTCAGTATTTGCTGGTGATTACAACATTGTAGATGATAATATATTCTTCTCTGATGCACCTTATGGTAAATCAGGCCCTACAGGATTACAAACTAATTCTTCATTTTCTGGTAGATTATTTTCTAGACAGTTAGATTCATTTGATCCTAAAGATAAAAACGTAATACTAGATGATATTTCGCTAGAATTTACTGGTATTGCTGGAACACAATTTTCATTATCTGAAAATACAGGCATTGTTACATCACTCTACAACAATGTAAACACAGGTGTTGATATAAACAACAATCCTTTTATATTGATCAATAATGTTGTCCAAACGCCAGGATTAGACTTTGAAATATTAGATAATGCAGAGAATAAACTTAACTTTTTAAGTGGAGTTCCGAGAGCGGGAAGAATTAGTAAAGTAGGATTACAAACTGGTGCTGGATATTATATTCCACAAAAAGCAGCCGTAAGAGTTGGTGTTGGTTCTACAGGTAGTCTTGAATTTATTCAAATAGAAGGTAAAGGTCAAGGTTACAGAAAAGTACCAGAAATTACTGTAAAATCATCTCAAGGTTTTGGTGCAAGCATTACTGCATTTTTGGGCGAGTCATCAACCACTAGTGTTGCAATTAGCACTGTAACTTATAATCATATTGCTGGTGTTGCTACATTTACAACTGGTAGTCCTCACGGATTTGAATCTGATGATAGAGTAAGAATTACAGGTGCTGGATTTACATTCTCACCAGTATCTGCAGCAAGAGATATTGACACATTTGGTTATGATTATATTACTGGTATTGCAACTGTATATGTTCCCACTGGACACTATATTGGCACATCTGGTAATCAGAGTAAAAACTTACTTGTAAAAGGAGTTTTAGTTACAGAAGGTATCTCTACATTTACATTCAGAGAAGATGGGTATCCAATTGTAAGTATCCTTAACTCACAAACAGTAACTATTATGGCTGGTGTGGGTACACAACCATTAGTATACATTACTGGTGGTACAGTTCAGGCTGGTATTGATACTGCAATCATGGACGGTAAAAACGTCACAGGTTTTGATATAATAGGTGCGACTGCAAATACATTTAAAGCTTTTGTTGGAATATCATCTTTTGCACATCAATATGTTGGTGGTGGTGTTGTAAACAGAGCAGAAGCTGGTATCATTACAAACTTCAGTATCGTAGAGGGTGGAACTGGATTCTATGCTCCAAAACACATTGAACATGTTAATCAAAATCCTCCAACTGGTATCACTACAATTACCGCTGTTGGTGATAAAGATGGTGATTCAAAAAATATAAACGCACTAGAATATGATTCTCTTTCTGGTGTTGCAACTATTACTGCTGCATCTGCTCATGGATTAACAACTTCAAGTGTTGTTAAGTTATCTGGTATTGCATTTAGTACAGGTGTTGGTGATATAATCTTCCCATCTGATACTCAGAGATATTTTGGTGTTACTGGTATCAATAGCACACTAAACTTTGAGATCAATATTGGTATTGCAATGACTACCACTGGTATTCATACTGCTAATGTTGGATCTGGTATTGGTTCATTTATTCCATACAAAGGTCATGGATTAGAGAACGATGACTATGTTCAAACCACTGGTATTGCTGTTACATTTACAAGTGCCCCAGCTGTGCAAGTTGGTCATGTTGAATATGATGAATCATCTGGTATTGCAACTATCACCACAAGAAAGAACCATAATCTTACAGAAGATGATTGTGTTGTTCTTTCTGGTATTGCATTTACTTGCGACTATGACCCTGCCCTAGGCGTTGGAAGTGCATTATATGATAATGTAACTGGAGTTCTAACTGTAACCACTGCAGCGCCTCACGGCTACAAAGTAGGTAAAGATGTTATTCTAACTGGTCTTGCATTTACATGTGCTTTAGATAATGGTGCTTATCAACATTATTATCCAAGAAGTAGATCAACTGCATACGATACTTCTATTCCAATTGTAGGTTATTCTGGAACTGCACTAGAAGTAGATGTCGGTATATCTCGTGTAAAAAATCAGTATATTCATAGATTTGAAGAGGCTCTTCCTGGCGCATTGATATACGGTGGAGATTATCCTCACTTATTCCTCCGTGCAGAAGAGGGTGCATTACTCACTGGAGGGCCATATCTACATGAGTTCCACGGTGCAACTGCAACATCAACATTTGCTGGTGGTGATTATGCACATACTTATGTAAGTTCTGATGAAAAAACCATCAAGGTTGGTGGTGATTATGATCATCAATTTGTAGCTTCTGAAACTATACCTAACTGTATAGACATAGTTGGTGGTGGAACAACAACACCTACTGACGCTGACTACAATCCTGGCACTGGATCTTTGGTGTTGACTGTTGCTAATCATGGTCTTACAGGCCCTACACAACACTCAATAACAACCGCAAATTATAACCCCATTGTGGGTATTATGACTTTGACCATGCCTAGTCATGGATTCTCAAATGGTGATGAAGTTAGAATAGCAGATGAATCTATAGGTTGGAAGTGTTCATTAGACGCATTTACAACAACCAAATACTATCCAAGATCAACCGATCCTATAAGTGATTCTTGGCTACCTATCAGTAACGTTTCTACTAATACATTTGAAGTCTTTGCTGGTATTACTACTAGATTAGATTATACTGTTTCTGGCGCAGATTATACGCCTTCTGTAGGTGTGATGACAATGAGTATTGGAACTCATGATTTGACAGTGGGACAGAGTATTAAATTTAGAGATGGTTCATTAGGATTTTCATGTACTGCTGATGGAAATAGTTCAACAAAATATTATCCAAGAGCGAAAGATCCAACCTACAATACTGCCGTTCCGATTATAGGTGTAGCTGGAACTACTATCACAGTCAATGCTGGTATCTCAACTATCGTCAAATACAATATAAGATTTGCTTCATATACTCCAGCCTCAGGTATCATGACTGTTTCTCTTGACAGATTGCATGGATTCCAAGCTGGTGAATCGATCAAATTTAAGCCTGGATCTGTAGTATTCAAGTGTGAACAAGATGGTTTCCAAACTAATCATTTTTATCCAAGACCAAGTGACCCATACTATGATAAACCAGTAGAAATTGTTGGTGCTGCTGGTACGTTATTCACAGTAAATGTAGGCCCTACAACTTCTTCTAATCTTTACCAATTTGTACCTAATCAAGGTATAGCTGTTGAGGGTGTTATTGCTGGTGGTGATTATCCATACTCATTAGTCGGTATTGGTACTGATGCGGTCATAACTGGTGGTGGAGATTATACACCTTACGTTTATGTTTCATCTAGTGCAAATAATGTCGAAAGACCATCACAAAGAATAAAGATAGCAGAGGGTTCGTTATCATTCAAGTGTGCTAAAGATAACTATGCAACCATTCATGCATATCCTCGTAAGACAGACCCAGTTTATGATACGAATATAGGAATCGTATCTGTAACAACAAACACCTTTGAAGTAAGAGTTGGTGTTTCTACAATCGAAGAACGTTCAATATCAACATCAACATATAACCCTGCAACAGGTGACTTTATAATGAATGTTGGTGCTGGACATTCATACATTAATGAGTCGGCTCATACAATTTCGACGGCAACGTATAATGCTAGTACTGGTGTACTAGAACCAACCATTGCAAATCATGGTTTTGTTGCTGGTGAATATGTCAAGTTTGATTTAGAATCAATTTCATTCAAATGCGATCTAGATGGATACACTGCAACTAAGGCATACCCAAGATATTCTGATCCATTTTTAAATCAATGGTTGCCAATATACAACGTTGGAGTAAATACATTTTCCGTAAATGTTGGTGTATCTACTATTGTAAATGCACACTGGTTCCAGAGTGCGACAACAGGCGGTCTTAAGAAAGCAAGAGACACTATTGGTATCAATACTGCATCCATAATATTCACATGTGCCAGAGATAATTACGCAACAGAACATGCATATCCTCGTCCTGATGATCCCATAGGTGGTAATGTATCTGTTGGTATTGGTTCTACATCCGCTGACACTATAACAATCAATGTTGGTGTATCAACAATAGTTAATTACAACATTGCAACTGCATCATATACTGCAAGCACAGGTATTATGACTGTGTTCTCTAATGTTCATGGATTCAATGGATCGTATGTTAGAAACGTAGAATTTGCAACTTATGATGCTGTATCTGGTATTATGACTGTGACATCTGCTGGTCATGGAATGGTTACTGGTAATAGAGTTCAGTTTGAAAGAGATTCCATAAGATTCAGATGTAAGATGGATGGTAGAAAGTCCATCAAGAGTTATCCAAGAAGAAAAGATCCAGCAGATCAACAATGGTTGTCAGTTACAACTGTTGATCTCGATAAGTTTAGCGTAAACGTAGGAACATCTCCTCTTGTTTACCATACTCCTACAAGTGGATCATATGATCCTTTCACTGGATTAATGACGATTGATATCGGATCTCATACACTCCAGAAAGGAACTTCTGTCAAATTAAAAACAAATGGATTCAAATTTACCTGTGCCTTAGATAATCATGCGACAAATCACTTCTACCCAAGGAAATCTGGTCTTAATGGCCCAGATCCTGCTTACAATACTGCTGTTAAGATTACTGCTACTACAGATACCACCATTACTCTGGACGTAGGAACATCATCTAATCAAACTGAACACATCCTAGTCTCTGCCGTTAATAATGCGGTCATCAGTGGTGGTAATTATCTCCATACGTTTGAAAACGCAAAACTTGGTGGTATGTTGATTGCCAGAGATACTATTGGTCTTGCTACTGATTCATACACATGGAGATGTTCTCAGGATAACTACGCAACAGACCACACATATCCAAGATCAACTGATCCTATACACAACACAGAGGTTGGTATTGTCACCTCTACAATAGACACGTTTACAATCAACGTTGGTATTACATCCAGAGTTAAGTTCAACGTAACGAACGCTACCTATGATGCAAACAGTGGACTGGCAACTATAACCACTGACTCATCACACGGATTGTCAACTACAACATCAGTAGGATTGATGACTGGCGGATTGATTTACTCTTGTTCTATGGATCAATATGCGACAGAACATCCATATCCTAGACCCACAGACCCAGCACACGACACCGCATTATATCCAACTGCCGTAACATCTAACAACGTCACTTTGAATGTTGGTGTTTCTACTAGAGTTGCATATAATATTAATCATGCAGACTATCATGAATCCATAGGTATCATGACTGCATACTTACCAGTTGTTCATGGTATTACAACTGCTGCTGGATCTGCTAGAAATGTAAAATTAAGAACTGAGGGAATTTTATTCTCATGCTCACAGGATAACTATACTACAAAACAATTCTATCCAAAAGGAGGAGATCCTTTCTACAATGGTTCTCTGATTACTAGAGTCATTGATAACAATACTATTGAAACACAGGTAGGGCCATCTACTACACCTAGTTTCTACAATGGTGGTGGTACAATTCAAGGTGTCATACTTGCACCTAGACTGAATAACAACTCTCCTAGTGGAACTGACTTTGCTGCTGGTGGTACATTTGTAGATAAGATTATCGACAATAAAACATACGTTGTTAATGTTGGTATTTCAACAGTGGATCACAACTATGCTAGGGCTGGTCTTTCACAACAGGGTAAGAGAATTGCATCTTCTATAGAACAAGGATTCTCTGGATTTGATGTGATTGAAAAACTAGATGCTGCAACCTTTAGAGTTAATGCTGGATTAACAACACAAAAAGCATTGTACAAGAGAGGTGGTGAAGTAACTAAACCAGTGACTGTTGAAGTTACTGAACCAGACAACTATTTCAATGAAGATTTAATCTATGCTTCAGGTAATTCAGGTATCGGAACAAATTCTAAGATTGATTTCCGTATCAACGTTGATGGTAACATTTCAGAGTTCAATATTCTTGAAGAGGGAACAGCGTTTAAGGTTGGTGATAATCTAACAGTTGCTGGTATCGCAACTGATCCAAGAGTCGGTGTATTAACAGAATTCCAATTAACAGTTGAAGAACTAGAAAACGATAGTTTCTCAGGATTCTATCCTGGCCAATTCATCTTGTTTGACGATATTGCACCATTCTTTAACGGAACTCGTAAGAAGTTTACTCTGTCAGTAACAACTAGCGGTGTAACAGAAATTTTAAGTCTTAAGACATTGCCTGGTAGTGACATGGATATTACAAATAATATCTTTATCTACATCAATGATATCCTACAGACTCCACAGTCTTCTTACACATTCAAAGGAAGTAGAGTTATCTTTACTGAAGCACCAAAACCAGATTCTAAGTGTTCTGTATTTTACTTTAGAGGATCTAAGAGAGATGTTGAGACTGTTGAACCAGTTCAGTCATTGAAACCTGGCGACACTGTACAAATTAAAGAAAATAAATTAGACATTACTGACATTGATCAATTTGAAAGAACCAGTAAGAGAATTGTTGCTTCTGATCTTCTAGAAACATTTACATATAACAGTATTGGAATCGATACTTCACAAGACGCTGATAGACCGCTTTCATGGGAAAAACAAAGAAGTGATCAGATTCTTTCTGGTGTTCTAATATCTAAAGCAAGACCTAGTTTGAAGAGTAAGGTTCTACCCACAACTAGATTAATTAGGAACGTTGGTAAGACTGATGATAAAATTTACGTCAACAATGTATATCCATTGTTCAATGCTATTGATAAACTTGTACAAGCAGAAAACTCTATTCAAATATTTGATGATAACGAAATTATACCAGGCGTTGTAACCTCTATCGTTTCTACATCCTCAAGTATATCATCTCTAACTATAAGTTTTGGTGGTACAGGATACTCACTTACAAATCCAGAAATTTCAATATCTAACTCTAAAATCAATCGTAAAGATCCAATTAAAGATTGGAAGTTTGATGGTATCAGTGGTATTGTTCAATCTGTAGATTTCAAAGCAATCACACAGTCAGAACCATATGTGGCTGTTGGTTCAAGTAGTTACTACATCAATACCAAGAGTGGTACATTCTGGGAAAGAGGACAGATTGGATTCGGTAATACAGTCCAATTTAATGGTGTGGGAATGGGATTCTCATCTGGTAATACCAATGCCAAATATGTCATGGCTGTTGGAGATGGTGCTGCAATGGCAAGAGCAGTTTCGATTGGTAATAGTTTGTCCGCTTGGACTCCTATTGATTTGAAAGAAAAGAGAACAATCCCTGCAATAAACGTAACTAATACATTTGACAGTACATATATTGGTGACTTCCAAGATGTTATTTGGGAGAGATCAAGAGACACATGGGTTGCAGTTGGTGCTGGTGGATCTATCTTTACTGCGGTTGGTATGACAACAGCAGAGGCATTTAGTCAATTCTCTGGAACTTTAGAAACACTGAACTCCATTGCATATGGACAGGCAGAATTTATTGCAGTTGGTAATGGTGGTAAAGTCATTGCTTCTAATGATGGTTTAATTTGGTCAAACAAGGTAAGTAACACAGTTCAAGATATCAATGATGTTATCTTTGATGGTAGTAAGTTTATCTTTGTTGGTAACAACGGAACAATTGGTCTTTCTACAAATAAGAACTTCTGGCAACCATACAGTGAACAATTACCAGCTGGTACACAACACCCTGCAACATTTGACTTCGCTAAGATTAAATTCTTCAACAACTTCTATATCGGTATTAGTACAGTAGGAGAAGTTTACTACTCATTTGATTTGGCAAACTGGAATAGAAGAGAAATACCACATCCGAATGAAATTCGTGATATCGCTAATACACCATACGGTAATTCTAATAGTACAAGAATCCTTGCTATAGGTAGTGGAACAACTCAATTCTATGCTGACCCAGTTATCAACAGAGCGACTGCAACTGCATCAGTAACTTCTGGTGTAATAACTTCTGTAACTGTCACAGATGGTGGATTTGGTTATGATGTTGGTAGTTCACCTCCAGTTCTTGTTCAAACTGATAAGACTAGAAAAGAGGACATCTTCTCAATAAATGCGAAGGGAGACTTTGGTGATATTGTAGGAATAAATACATGGTTGCCAGGCAGCGCAAATGTATTACCTAGATTGGCGTTCACATTGAAATCTCAATTCAATGATAACACTAACTTAGGATATGGATATTCCTCACTCAACCAGCTTGGGGTCAATTTCACTGGATTACAAAAAGGTGATTTCTTTACAATCTATGATAGTCCTCTAGTCGTAGGTCACGCACTTACTGGCATTACAACTTCTAGTGGTTCAAATGTAACTGTTGGAGTAGTTACTGAGGGTGACTATCTAGGAGGTGTATTCAGAGTAGAGACAATTACTCCTGGCGATGCAGTCTCTGGACTTGCCACTGTAACATGTGCCTTCTTGCCTGGCCCTGTGTCATATGGTAACAATGTAATTCAAGTTGGTCTTGCTGTAACAGCAAATACAGATACCTTCTGGGGTAAATACAGTTGGGGTCAAATCTTTGGATATCAGAATCGTGGATCAGGAAATCCCGAAGAATTTTTCGTCAATAACTTGAATGGTAATACTGGATTATCTACAGCTTCTGTAGTTTCCAGAAGAAAGCCATTAACTTAACCACTAAATAAAAGAAAAAAACGTTTTTTTAAAATGCCTGCTATTATATCCGAACAGTTTAGAATTCTAAATGCCGAGACTTTTGTGAAGAGTTTTGTCGGAGTCGGATCTACTGTAAACAAATATTATGCGTTCATGGGATTGCCAAATTCTACTGAACCAGCGGCAGGCGGTACTGCCACATGGGCCACAAACACCCCTGCACCTTTAGATGGATTCGAGGAGGAATACTCCATAAAAGAGTCTATTATTGCGATGAAGAAGGTTACG